AGCACCATTAAGAAGTTCGCCACCGGGTCAGGGAAGTCGAATAAAGACGATATGATTGCTGCGGCTAATAAGTCTCTCGGCGCCGCATTCGACGCCAGCAAATATAAGTCGACCGGGATTGATAATGTTGTTGATGCGGCATTTGTGCTGTTGCTGTTAATTCAAACAACGCACGCTGGTATAGTTAACACCAAAGCCAAATGAAACATTACGACAAATTTACGCCGCTCGACCCGGTTACAAATGCTGACGCTATTTCAACTATTTCGTGCGCCGAGGCTTTACGGCGCCGCGAAAAACCAGTTGTATTATTTACCGCGGCGTTGCTTTTTACTCGGTGCCGATTTGATCGTGATCCGGTAGTCGAGTTTGACGCTTACATGCCGGCGCCGTCTGCGGATCTCCGGCCTTTTTGCGTCGATCTCAAACAGGACAGCGAGTGGTTCTTCCACGGCTTAGGGACAATGCCAGCGCCGGGTAGGCGTAATCCGGTGAACTGGGACAAACGGCTGTACCTCATCGACGAGACGCGGGCTGCTGACTGTTTTGGGTTCTTAAGCGGCATCGCGTACTCCGACCCAAAGACCGGATTTTTTGCCAGCACGTTTGCGTACGACCTCACGATCCCAGACCCTACATCTCGGTTGCGGGAGACGCTGACCGTGAAGGTGTTTGGTGTTGTAGGTAATACGTTCGTGTCTTACCTAGATTACAATCGGTTCAGTCCGCTTGGTGTGCCTGACGTGCAATTCGTCTACACACGTGATCCGCAACTCGTGTTAAAATCAATCGTTGGTGATAATGTTACCACGACATTTACAGGCGAAGACCCCCTGACGTTGCGAGACGACAATGGCTGACGAAAATAAACAGCCCGAACCACCGGCGCTTGAAACTATCAAATTTTACGCCGCTGTACTGACGCCAGACGGCGCGTATACCGTGCAGGAGTTTGACACGCTGGAAGACCTGCAGTCTCGACTCACCGAATTAGTTGATAAAGACGTGACTGTGTTCAGTTTTGCCGGCGCCCAGTTGAAAGTTTCAAAACCCCCGTTTCGGCATCTGCTTACGCCGTGGGGCGCCAAGCCCCTGTTCTCTGTGCCGACCGATAATTTTGAGGAAGACACGACAGGGTATCTGGGGCTCGACCCCGTACACCTTGAGGCTCCGCCGCAGGTCCGTGTGCCGGCATCAAAGCCGTCGTCTTCCGGCGACGAGTTCTTTTCTGATGACACCGATAACGTGACGAACATTTTCGACACGATTCTGCCTGATCCCGACAACTAAATAATTGGGCATACGCGGGCATATTTAGTGATCCGTCTGTTGTGGTAACAGCGGAACTACTAACCACAGAGCCTCTCGCTCTGTTTGGGAGATGTCATGCGTGTTGTTGAATTCCGTGGCCACGCGGTCAAGCGTCAGCGGAAGATCGGCCCTGATCAGATTCTGGTTGTTTTCTACAGCCGTCCGCCGGAAGTTGTTTCGGTAGACGAGTGGGAAACGTTCTCTACAAACCAGTATTTCGAAGATGGTGTCAAGCGTTCAGAAGTTGTTCGAAACCTCAAACCTATGAAGGTATCTGCAGATGGCTACAATCGAAGAACGGCAGCGGTCGCTGGTTAGTCAGTTCGACAGCGAGATTGTGTATCTCCTTGACGGCGTTGCCGCCAAGATGGATACGGCAGGGCTGGGGCAGTCGCTTCAGCACTTTCGCAAGGGGAAAGAGCCCACGCGGCCACCGGCGGTAACGCTGGAGCCGACGCGGACCGGCCTCATGCTCGGGATGGTGATCAGCCGTCCCAAGAACGGAAAGATGGTCTACGACCGCACGCTTGGTCGCTGGGACTTCACCGTGCCGATCAGGCCACGCGGCCCGCTCGACGCGACGAACGCCATGCACCGCCGCGCGGCGTTCTGGGCCTGCGACATGGCCGAGAGGCTTCTCACCTACGCTCGGCAGGTGAAAGCGGGAAACGCGCAGGAACTGCAACCTGCCGTGTTCCCGCGGCTGCTCGTCCCGTTCTACACGGGCGAGGAGCAGATCGACCCGGCCAAGCAGGCGTTGAATCCCGACGCGTTGATTGACCGCACCTCGATGCCCGGGTTGTCGCTTGTCGACGCCCGGATCGCGGCGGAGGATTTCGTGGCCCGGTCCATCGACGAGAACATGGCGTGGGAAGACCACCGCCCTGTGCTTGGCCAGATGGTCCCGAATCCGTTCCGGAACATGTCGACGATCAATATTAAGATCGACAATCCGGCCCGGATGATCTTGCAGCGGCGTAACCTTACGCGCGCTGACGTCGTTACCCAAGAGGTGCTCGACGAGATGGTTCACGAGTTTTGGGTTGAGTCGGCAGACAGGGACATCCCGGAGGAAGTGATATACGACGCACTTCTTAACCCGGACGCCCCGGTTCTGTTGCCCACGCCGATTTATACGGCGCGGCGTAACATGCCGGAACAGTTTTTGGCAGCAGCCCGAGACGCTATCGGGCCGCTCGCCGACGCTGTAACGGATGCCGATATCCTGTCGGCGATTGAGCAGCCGCAGCAGGATATGTCGGCGACCTATCGGTCGAAGATACAGATCTGCGCGGTCGAAGATCTGCAAGAACTGCCAGAGCCGTATGGTGGGAGTGTTCTCCCGCCGGTAAACTGGAAACCAGTCTCGCAGCAAAAGATTTCTCCAGCGGCCGTGCTGTAATGCGCTACTTCATTAAATCAAAAGACAGTAAATCTGTGCCGGTATTAACGTGGCTCCTACACATGGATTCCACGCCTACCGTGCTGCCGTTCTTCCCCGAAGATGGCACTTTTGGTTTAGTGGTAGCGCATCTGTTGTCAGGGCGTGTGTTTGCAGAAGTGTTACCAACGCTTGACAGCGTGACAGAGGTCTGCGGCGAAGGGGTTCCTCTGGGTAGGCTGTATTTCCAAATCCCTCGGGATCGGCTATACAGTGTCTGCCCGGAGTTGACCCCAGAGTCTTTTGGGGGGTGAGTGCTAAGCAGCACACCCCCTTTTTTTTAGATATCGGAGATCTCATGGCCGGTTACGGCGACCCAACGCAGGAAAGATTAAGCAACGGCCGCTCTATGGCCGACCTGATGCGCGGCGGGGCAAAGGGTTTACGCGGGGTGGTTGTGGCCCCTTCGACCCCCGGAGGTGTACCAGTTAATTTTAACCCCCATGATCGGCAGAAAATCGAAATCAATATTGAGCCTGACGGTCCGGGCAGCCATACCGTGACGCTCGACCAGATCACGGCAGCCAGCGTAGAAAAGGCGATGGCGGCGGCGACCGAGCAATATCCGGCAGGAGATATCAACTCTATCAGGGAGCGGACGGCCATGGCCTTTGAGGAATTAGCAAAGATTGCAAAATCCGGCGTTCAGCGGTCCCCGACTAAAGCCGCCGCTGTTCGGCAGGTTCCACGGCCGCCAGTACAGCAAGAAGAAGACGAAATTATCGAAGAATTGCAGAACGAGTCACAGGCTCTCGCCGCCATGGACCAGCCGCGCATGTCTGTTCCAGTTGAACAGGTTGATAGGAATTACAGCCCGATGGCGGCGTTCGGTTTAAAAAAATCATCTCCGACTCAAACGCCTGTATCGGGTATTACAACGAGCCAGCGCGTTGCTGCCCCGCAAAAACTGATTTACTTTGAAAAGGAGGGGCTCGGAACAGTGCCGGCGTTTTATCACGACGTCATTGTGACCGTGTCTCGCGACGATCCGGATAACTATGATTACACCGGGTTTATGGTGTTAATCTACGATCTGCGTTTTGAACAAAATGCGGCGCGTTGGTTTCCGCCGTCAAATGACCCATATCAACGACCATGGGCCGCTTTAATTAAGGGCGACCAGCGTTTGTACCTTGTTCAAACGACCGGTTTTCAGTATGTTTATGATAACCGCGAATACTGTGTTTTACGTGTTGAGCGCGCTGTTATTGCCGCAAGCGAAGAGGTGTGAGATGGAAAAGCGGGCCGTGATCGAACCGGGCAGAACTCCAGAAGAGCACCCCGCACCGAAAACTACGCTGCAGCAGAAGACGGCCGCCGTTGCGGACCTTGATAACGATTTCCGCAAGCGGGCCGCAGAAGCCGCCCGAGACACCACTAAATAACGGGGCGCAGTATGTCAGTAGGACCTTCGTCTGCGATTGGGCAGGGTAACAGCCTCGGCCGCAACATCATGTCTGATGAGCGGTTCCCGGACCCGTTCTGTGACGTGGCTAGTTTGTCGATGCCCGAGAGCATCCAGACGGCGCTTCGGTGGTGCGAGTACATCATGAACGCCAACGGTGTTTATCGGCAGGCGATTGACCGCGTGGTTTCTTATTTTATTACTGATGTCGAAATTGGCGACATTGGCGACAAAACAATTGGGCAAGAAGAAAAAGATAAGTATCAGGTCTTTTTGGAAGAGACGTTGGGCATTAAAAACGTTTTGCACTCGGTCGCGATGGATTATTTGGCTTACGGCAATTCGTTTACCAGCCTGCTGCTGCCGTTTCGCAGGTATCTGTCCTGCAACAACTGCCGGCTGGAAATGCCTCTTGAAAAAGTGCATAACTCCTCACAGTGCGCCTTTAAGTGGCAGGACTTTCAGTTCCACGCCACGTGCCCGAACTGCAAAGTATCGGGTATTTGGCGGCACATTGACCGACGCTCTGGCGACGATAAGGGCATCTCGGTCAAACGTTGGAGTCCGCACGAGATTGATATCCTCTGGGACCCGTATAGCACGGAGTGCCAGTATGTGTGGAAGATTCCGGAAGACTATCGGAATCAGATCAAAGCCGGGCACTTGCATTATTTGAAGAATGCAAGTTGGGAGGTTATCGAAGCCGTTAAAGACGGCAAGAACCTCATGTTCGACAAGGGCGTGCTGTATCACTTGAAAGAAGATGGCCTGTCCGGCATGCGTAATCGCGGCTGGGGCATCTCGCGCGTCCTGACGAACTTCCGCCAAGCGTGGTATGTGCAAATCCTGCTGCGGTACAACGAGGCTATCGCCCTCGATTACGTTATACCGTTCCGGGTGATTACACCAGCACCAAAGGGCGGCGACCCCGCTTCTGGCGACCCAGTCCACAGTATCAATCTTTCAAGTTTTTCTTCCCGCGTGCAGCAAATGTTGCGAGCCCGCCGTAGTGACCCGGCCCGGTGGAACGTGCTGCCGTTCCCGGTGAACTATCAGGCCCTCGGCGGAGATGCCAGTCAGTTGGCTCCGCGGGATCTTATTGATCAGGGGCAAGAAACGCTCCTGAAGTGCATCGGTATGCCTGTTGAATTATTCAATGGCACGCTGACGCTCCAAGCCGCCCCAGCCGCGTTGCGCTTGTTTGAAGCCAACTGGGGGCATTTACCACATAATTTGAATCGCTTTTTGTCCGACCTTGTAGACAACGTGTCCCGCTCTATGTCTTGGTCGCCAGCCAAGGCCAAACTGATGCGCGTCACACACGCTGACGACCTCAACCGACAGATGGCCAAACTGCAACTCATGCAGGGCCAGCAGATCTCCAAGACCACAGGACTCAAATCCGTGGGCCTCGATTACGAGGAGGAGACAAAGCGCATGCTCGAAGAGGAGAAGATCTACGCCGACGAGCAACAGCGCATGCAAGAAGAGATGCAGCAGTCGCAGCAGATGCAGGCTATGTCTCAACCGGCCAATATGATGGCCGGCGTGGGCGACACAGGTTCTGGCGCTACTGGCGCGCCTCCGGGCCAGCCCGGTGCCGATCCGTCTGCCGCTGCCGCGCCCGCACCGGGGCAACCGCCAGCGATGCCGGGTCAAGCGCCCAGCGCCGTCGACCAGTTCCTCATGCAGCGACAGAACGCGCCGAATGTGCCGCGTACTCCGGAAGAACTCCAGTCGCAAGCACAATTGATTGCAAATGACGTGCTCTCGAAACCGGAGAGTCTCAAGAACGCCGAACTCATCAAACTCAAGCGCGCTGACGCCACAATGCACGCGCTCGTTACAAGCATGATTGACGATATTCGGCAACAGGCCCGTTCGCAGGGCGGGGCTATGTTGATGGCGCAACAATACGGCCAAGGCGGCGCCCCTCCACAGTGACATGCGAGTAGGCATATACACCCACTACGCGCACTGCGATCAAGCCTACCTGTGTATCAGGTTGGTTGATTTTCTACGTTCTAGGGGCGTGGACTTTGACATCTACGCCGACAACCAGCCCGGGCGGTTGCGCATCCCGTACGACAGCGCCGTGTCGTATAAGAACGTAATCAAGTTCACTGACTGGGCCAAGAAACAGTCTGCTATCGTTTGGACGCATGTTCCCAAACTTGAGCAGATTAACTACGCCAACCGTATCGGCAAGTTAACTGTACTGGCTCCAATGTGGCAGGAACTTGTCCCGCCGTTCCGCAAGGCTATGCAGCGGTCAGATACCGTGGTGGCGCTGACAGCAGAATGTCTTGAACTGTATAGAGACGTTTACAACATAAAATACACAAAATTCATTCCGTATGACGCCGGCGTCCCGCCGACGCGTAAAGACGCCAGAGTCAGTGCGAAGCGTGTGCGCGTTTTACTGCCGTGGTTTGACCGCAACGCCCGCTGCGCTAATAGTGATTTCTTAGGGGCATTGGCGTATTTATTCGAGCGAATGCCAGACGCTGAATTGACGGTGGCGATTTCTTCTAGCCGGTTTTCCCCGGCAATTGCTAAGTTTTTCCAAACGCTCGGGCACAAAACAGCCGGGCGGGTTAAACTGCTGCGGAATGTACCGCTGCATAAACGCACGTTGTTGTATGCCGACCACGACCTCACACTTTACCCCGCTGAATGCGATAACTACGGGGTTTGCGGGTTGACGTCCATCAACTGCGGTACGCCGGTATTGTCGTTTGCTATTTCCCCGCAGTCGGATTTCGTGTATCAAGACGCCAACGGTGTGCTAATCAAGACCAAGACCGACTATGACGAGAATGGTGTGCCGCACGCTATTCCCGACTACGAAGGTTTGATGGACGCGTTACAA